ATTTGTAACACCAACGCTACCACTAGATTCATCTAAGCCTAATGAACCAGCTATTGGTATTTGTACTCTTGCAGGTATTAATCAAGCTAACGTTGGACTAGAGGACCTTGAACGCATATGTATGCAAGCTGTTAGATTACAGAATACTGTATCTAGTAGACAACTCCATCCAACACCACAAGCTAATGCATTTGTACATCACTATGCGGATATAGGTGTAGGTATAACTAACCATGCTTACTGGCTAGCTAAGCAAAACCTCAAGTATGGTACATCTGAAGCCCTATCATTATTCAATGAATGGATGGAATCTTTTCAGTACTACCTTATTTCAGCATCTATGAACCTAGCTAAGTCAGGAGAGTTTAACGTTCCAAATGGCTTTGAGTCAACATATTTCTCTCGTGGGTTAATGCCGACTGACTTCAACAATAGACAAACAAAGCTTGACTGGACATTTTTACGTGAGCAAGTACTTGAGTATGGTATGGTTAACTGTGGATTGTCTATGCAATTCCCAGCAGAAACATCGTCTATTATTGGTGGTGGTACATCTGGTGCAGAGCCTATACGCAACTTAATTACTGTTAAGGATAGTAAGGATGGCTTTATAAAGCAATTTGCCCCTGAATCAGCTACTATTGGTCACCAGTACACATTTGCATTCGAAGAACCAGATATGAATACTAAGCTAATAAATCATTATGCAGTTATGCAAGACTGGATGGATAAAGCTATATCTGCTAACTTATACTACAACCCTGAGCATACAAATGGTAAAGTATTAATGAGTAAACTTATAGAGGATGTATACTTAGCTAAGAAGCTTAAACTTAAGGGTTTCTATTACCGTAATACTAAGACAGCAAGTGCTACTGATACCACTACACAAGCATGTGTAGGAGGAGGTTGTAATCTCTAGTACAGCAAAAGGATTAACTAATGGCTAAATTATTTAGTTACGACAACATTGATTTTACTAGTCCCGATTCCCAACTATTTCTAGGTAAAGGTAGAAACCTATCTCGCCTAGAATTAGATACAGAATCTCACATAACTAAGCTAAAAGAGGATGCTAGAGCACAACTATGGTTTGGATCAGATTATAACTATAATCAAGATGGTATAGACTTTACTACGACTACAAATACACGTAGAACTTTATCCTTAAAGAACTTAAAGTTCCAAGTACTGCTAGACTCACTAGCTTCACGAACAGTAGCTGAGGTATTTCTACCAATTACTACTAACCCACAGTTAGAGTCATGGTGGTTCCTTCACGCTTTCTTTGAAAACAATATCCACTCGGAGGCCTATGCAGAAATAGTTAAATCTTTACCTATTGATGCTAAAGCTGAGTTTGATACTATAATGGTAGATGATAATATACTTAACAGAGCTCGTTCATTAATTGCTACTTTTGAAGACACAGTACGTCATAATGCTAGACAAACCTTAAACTACGACTATGATGTATCAGCTCACCGTAAGTCAATTATTAAGTCTCTATATGCATTAAATATACTTGAGAATGTACTATTCAAATCGTCATTCCTTACTACTTTTGCGTTCAAGGAGAATGGGTTATTTGACTCATCAGCCTCAGCAGTATCTAAGATAGCCATAGATGAAAACTTCCACTATGCTATGACAGTAAACTTACTTAATCGTTTACGAACTAATCCTGAATGGGCTGCAGATATGGCTTCACAAGACACTGTTGCTATCTCTATGTACAAGAAAGCAGCAGATGCAGACTTTATTTGGATTAACCACTTAGATGTAGACTCAGCAGAATTATTAAGCCTATCCTCAAAAGGATTAAAGGAGTATGTTAAATACAATACTAACCTAACTACAAATAGCGTAGGTCTAGACAGCATATTTGACAAGACACCCAATCCTATGAAATGGGCAGATAAGTACACTAAGTTATCAGCCCAACAAACTGCTCAGAAATCAAAAGAAGGAAGTTCTTATAGCTTAGGTGCTATATCTATGGACTTTAATTGGGAGGACCTGAATATATGACTAAATCTGAATATCAAGCAAAACGATTAGTTATACTTCAATCAAGTAAAGATCCCTCAACGAAGTCGACAGAACTATTCTACTTGGATGGGGCATACAAAAAGAAGGTTAGCCATGACAAGTAATGAAATGACAAATTTAGATAAATTGGAACATATAGTATACTTAGTACGTAAGTACGAAAATGAAATGTCAAGAAGCAAAGAGGCCTATAGTTTAGCTATGACAGTTTATGCTCAAAGTAAATCTTTAGGTATTGACAACTTAGAAACCCCTAGTTTGCCTATATCTAGTGAAGATAACGCTTTAAACTACATACTACGAATAAAAGGTATACTGAATGATAGAAAATAAAAATAGTATAAGAGGTAAAAATGGATTTTAACAGTTTAGAGAAACCACTACAAATACTGTTTGCTATAGGTATAGTTGCATCTATTGCACTAGGGTTTTTCATAGGTAGGGTTATATGACAATAACCGAATATGAAACTAAACTTCAGATACTTCGTACGTCTGATGCTCCATTCGACGTAAAGGAAGCAGCGATAACTAAGCTACAGGCTATGTATTATACTGAATCAAGTCAAGCTATTGCTAAACAACAATTTGAAGAGTCTAAAGCAGATACAAACGATATAGGAGACGACCAATGAGTGCAAAGAATAGAGGTTCACTAGTTATAACCCAAGAATTCTACCCAACACCATTACAAACTATCAACTCTATCATTAATGAAATTAACTTTAACAAAGTCCACTCATTTTGTGAGCCATGCAATGGTAGTGGTGTAATAACTAATGCTATACCTTCTAATGTATCTAAGTACCATTTCGAGTTATCGGAAGGTACTGATTACCTTTTACCAGAAAATTCAGAGCAAGTAGACTTAATACTGACAAACCCACCATTCTCGTTAGCTAAGGAATTTATAATTAAAGCTAGAACAGAAGCAAAATGTGTAATTATGCTACAAAGGGTAAATTTTCTAGGTTCCAAAGCTAGAAAGAAATTCTGGGAAGAGAATCCTCCTACTCACTTATTTGTACTATCTGAACGCCCTAAGTTCGTAGCTAGGTGTAATAATAATTCAAAAGTGAATGGTGTAAAAGTATGTAGTAACAAAGAGTCTTACCAGATAACTGAGCCACGCAACACTTGCACTGATTGTGGTAAGCAGGTTGTACCAGCAAGTGATGCAACTGAGTATGCCTGGATATGCTGGGATACAGCTGGGATAATTACTAGGCAAAACGGAGTATATACAATATGATAAATATAGGAGATAACTAATGAGCCACAGCCATACAGGGGATTACAAGCCAGAAACACAAGACAATATATATGGTATAGAACCACGTGATTATAGTCATATAAAAGCAGACAGTCCACCTACACTACATGAAGGCAGAGTACATAGTAATGATGCTGGTGAGGAATTAACCTCCACAGATGCTATACTAAACCAACGAGGTAAACGCTATGGTTTATTTGTAAACCAAGCAACCCTATCTCAAAAACTAAAGACTGAGTTTGACAATCATGTACGAGAGTATGGTCAACCAGAACTATACACAGCTAGTATAAGTGAAGCAATCGAAATGATACTTCATAAACTTGCCAGAATAGCTAACGGAGACCCCACATACCTTGACAACTTTGTCGATATCAGTGGATACAGCGAATTAATAGTTAAAGAACTAAAAGGAGAAACAATTTAATGAAATACATATTACTACTACTATCAGCACTACTACTATTTACAGGATGTACTGATGCAGCACGAGGTAAATTATCTGCATACTGTGGTTCAGCCTCAGTTAAGTGCTACAGTGGAACTAAACTTATCTATGATGGTAAATCTACAGGTAAAGTAAAAAGCTCTTCGTCTTCTGATGGTTACTATTTTATAGATGCCTCAGATAACAAACTAAAAGAAGTTTCAGGTAATTGCGTAATTACTTATGAAGCATATTAAGGAACTAAACAAATGAAATGGAAACAAGGACTAGATAAGTTCAGATCAACCAATAATCTTACTAACCCACAAACTCATACCAATATAGAAACTGGTAGTCCAGCTATTATTGATATGCTACTTGAGGAAGTTGAGGAACTTAGACTAGCAATTTTAGCTAACGACACACACGAAACTATTAATGCATGTAATGATTTAATAACATTGTCAGCTAACCACTTAGGCCAGATGAAATATGATGTTGACCTAACCATGAAAGAAACAGTTAAAGAGATATTATCTCGTACAGGTGCAATTAATACAGCTACTGGTAAGTGGACTAAGTTTACTACCTCTGAAGCTAAAGCATTGTGGTATACACCAGATTACTCTACATGTAAAGTGAGTAACTAATGAACTTAATAGAAGCACTAGATATTCTTACGAGACTTAATCAACTTAAGTCAGTAGGAAGTAACTACTCTAAAGTATCTAAACTGCTGTCTTCTGAGGCTACTACATATAACTTAGAACAAGCTAGAGAGCTATTAATTAACATAACGAAGGTTAAGTCATGAAGGCTACATTAATTGACCATACAAAGTTAAGCAATGCCGTTGAAGGGGCTAGGGTTTGTTACCAATCATATCATCTAGGGGGTAACTATGAACATCCAGTAGACAACATTACTGAAGCTGACAAGAAGTTATTGGAGCGACTCATACATAAAGTACACCACTACTCTATAGCACGCCACATCAAGTATGTAGTTAAAGTTGAAGGTATATCTACAAAGACATTATTAGCTTTGTCTCGCCATCAAATTGGTGTGGATCTTAGTGTTATGTCATCTAGATTTTGCAAACTTGATAAATTCGGAGCAAACTATACTAAAACTCCTAACACTTATGTTAATCTATTACTTGAACAACATGTACAAGAGATTATGGAACTAAGTAGTAATTATAAAGTATCTGCAGAGGATTTAGCTATGTTATATCCTCAAGCAATGCAGTATGATCTAATGTTGACCATGAATCCTCAGTCTCTGCAGCACTTCTTAGATATGCGGTATGGACCAGACTCTCATGCCCACTTCGATATACAACTACTAGCAGAAAAATTACTGGAAATTGTTCCAGAACAACATAAATTTATGTATACAATAAAGGAAAACAAATGAACGAACAACTAACAAACGAAGACATTGCTACCATTAATAAGGCAGCTGAGAAATTAGCACGTAAACTAATAGCAAAACGACCAAAGAAAGCCTCTTGCAAAGTACGTAGACAAGCAGCAGAGAAATCTCTAGGCTTAGCTATTAGTTACATCCATACTAACCACCCAGGCATCCTACAAGACTTTGCAGATGCTATTGAGGTAGCTGTAGAAACCTCTTCAGATGATTCTGAAGAAACTAGTTATTAGATAGCTCTTTTTCAGGGATTAACTATAATCCCTGATAAACTGCATTCCATAGTGGAACTTCTGTACCACCATCTATTAATCTCATCATTCCGTGATATGGGTTAATTCTACGTAAAAAGTTACTAATGAAGTTACTATCAAGTATGTCTGCACTAATCAAACTAGTACCAGGTAAATTCTGCACTAATGCTTTATCTATAGCCACTTGGGTAGGTGATTGCTTAATCAACTTTAAGTTAACTCTTTGGGAACCAGCAAAGAATTTCCAAAATGCCTCTGGACCCATTCTCTCTAACCACTGTACTAACTTGCTATTAATTATTTTTGTATAGTTAATAAAGTTATCTATAGAATTCCTCATTGATACTTCTTTACTTTGTCCCTGTTCTAATCCATACCAGTATGTTGTAGCTCTAAAGTGGAAGTCACTATCTTGTGTTACTTCAACCAAGAACTTACCAGCAGCAGATCTTCTAGTTAAGAATAATGTCTGAATAGCCTTATTGATTTTATTATTACCAACAAATTTATCAATAGCCTCTTCCGCACTCTTACTAATAGTATTTGTGTCTTTCGTGAGTTGTACATCATCTACTACTGACTGATACATACCCTTATCCATTAATGGCTTAATAGGATTACTAGCCATTTTAGCCTCTAAGTCCTCTATCTGTGACTTTAATCTAGCCCTACCATTAACTGATGGGTCTCTGTATATTCTACGTAACCTAGCTATCTCTTTCTCATCTATTTTCCAATCACGTAAACTACTCCTACTTAACAACAACAGCTGAAATGCTTTCTTTACTGGCATACCACTGTAATACAAAAACTTAGCATTACTTACAATATTATTCCATATTGTCTTAGGTAGTTTAACTACAACATTACTTCGTAATAAGCTAGCAAACTCCATGAACTTACTTTCAGCTATCCTAGCATTTCTTCTTTCTTTTTCACTTAACCTATCAAACAATTTACTATTAGCTATTGTAGCTTCATTATAACCAAACAACTGCTTTACTAAATCTTTACGTACTCTGAATACTCGTCTCTTTGGTAGGTTAGCTATCTGAGCCTCTAGCCCAACTCCCTTACGTGCAAGCTCATATGCACTACTACCTTTAATATTTATTGTATTCTTTAACTCTTCCATATCTAGTTGTTTATTCTTTTCAATAACGTACTTACGAGCATCTGGTGGTAATAACCCCCATAGCTCTTCACCTTTAGTCTTTATACCATAGTCACCTTTATCTATTAGTTCACTATGTCCTGCTTTATACAGTTTTTTCCTATCTACTTCTGACAACTCTATTTCTTTAGCATTTATAGTTAAAAACAGATGGGTGGTATCCTTCTTTGCATCTCCTGAATCATCAAAGCTCTTACTATCCTCATATATTATATCTAATATATGACGATTATTTAAATCACCCATAGGTCGTGTACCAATATGCCCTTCACTCTTAGCTATTACTTGTGTACCTCTAGTATCAAGGTCTAACAATGTAATCTTTTCATCTTTACTAATTACATACCTGAAATCAGTAATTTGACCATCATGTCCATATACTGGTTCAATCCCAGCTTCCTTGTAACCATTAGCATTATACTTGTTAGCAATATTATTAACTACATCTCCATGTGTTTTGAATATCATTCTATCACTCATATGGGGGTTACTCATTCTAACTTTATCATACATTAGTAATCCAGGTATCTTATCTCTCTGAAGGGATATTGTACCGTCTACACGCTTAGTTCTATATGTATTATGGGTAACAAACACACCATACTTAGTCTTATCATTATCAGCTACAGAGTTAACTAACTTATGGGATAATCTATATCCTTGCTTCTTTAACTCTCTTTCATTAGTCATTGGCTGAATTACTACTTCTTTGTTATCATTAATAGTATCCCTAACCTGACCTTTAATATAGTTCTCTGGCTCAATCAGCTTAACTTCATCTCTATTAGCTATTTGTAGACCTCTAGCATAGCTCATATACTCTGTAACACCTTGACTATCCTTAGCGATCAATTCTACTAGTGTGTCTTTAGCAAGCTGGGATGTCTTTTCTAGTGCCTTTAATGATATCAATTTATCAACAGTACCAATCAAGTCACTATACTTATTCTTCCCACCATACCCTACAGCATATCTAGTACCAAATAGTCTAGTTATGTTCTCAGCATTAGTTCTTAGCCCTTTACCAGTTATCATAAATTCACTACTAGCTTCACTCATATCTACCATTATTTGACCAGCAAATACCTCTTCCCCCTCACTAATAGTTTTCTTACCAACTAACTCAATCTCAATCTTTTCAATTTCTTTACGTAACTTACTACTATCTTTAGCTAATTTACTAATCTCATCAGCATCCATATTAAGTGCTTGCAAGTCACTACTCATTACAGTTGCCTCTAGTGCATTATTATACTTATCATTCTCAGACTCCCTAAAGTCTACCTTAGTAAACATACCAGTAATAATATCATGTAGTGTACCTTTGTATCCTTGCTCCCTCATTCTATCTACGTGTGAACGGAATTCCATAGTCAAGTCAGTAACTTGCTCTAACGTCTTTCTACCACCACTGAAGTCCGCCATCAACTCTCTAACGAAATGTTCTTCCGTAATACCAATATGAGCAAAGAACTTTGACCATAAGATAGCTACATCTTTTCTATCGAAGTCTTTACCTGTCTGAGCTGCTAATCTAATCCGTGGCATTACCTTCATTAGTTTGTACCACTTCTTGATTGTACTGTCACTCTTCTTTGGGAACATACCATTATCTACGTTAATTAACTCAGTCCATTGCTTGTAAGTCAACTTAGCTTTACCAGGTTCTCCAATTGTTACTTCACCTAGCTTATCTATTAGTGGAGTTACTACCTCGTTTACTCTCTCAGTTACCTTATTTAAACCATTGCTGACTTTATCATTAATAGCAAACCCTCGTTTTCTAGCAGCTAGTGACCCATACTTATCTTGTACTTCAGTTAGCTTGTATACGACATTAACTGCCTCTTCAAGTAAGTTATCTCCTTTAATAGGCTTAACATTATCAAACAGTTTACTAACTACATCTACAAACTTTCTCAGCATAGTTTCAAATATACTTTCATTTGGTTTCACATCTATCTTTAGCTTCTTAACTGGTAATTGTTCCATAGCTAGCTGTAGCTGTTTATTAGTCATTAAGTGGGCCATGAACTCTTGAAGTCTACTATTAGCATCACCATTTAGGAATATGTAATCATATCTCTCTTTAGCTTTAGCCTTCTCTGCTTCACTATACATCTTACCTTCAACCAACAGCGATTCCCAAGTGAGTTTATCTTTAGCTTGAGTATACAACCTACGTATATGCTGCTTTAATTGTTCACCATCAGTACCTACATTATATGCAAATACATAGTCTAATGCAGCATGAACTATCTCATGTACCATAGTTTCTTCATTACTCATTAGGAACCTATTTCTAGCTTCTTCGCCTTTATTACCTCTAACTTCAATACTTACTTTGCCTGTAGCCGAGTTATATTGCCCATAGGGCTCTGTAATCGCTTCTAGCTTACTAGTATCTATATCTATCTTCATATTAGCTATGTTCTTAGACCAACTCATAATGCTCTCTACTACCATACCAAGTCTATCTGAGTGGGCCTTATCATACCCACCAGCTGTACTGTCTTGGTCTAGTCTTCTCATCTCTGCCTGGACATTAAGTATTGTACTACTAGTTATATCCCCATCAAGCAATGTTCTATCTACTTCCTCATCACTCATATCACGGTTACTTAGTATATACCTATCTCTACCCACTTTTATTGCTTCAGTAATCTGACTACTTGATATAGTCGTACCTTTACTCTTAGTTGACTTACTTGTATCATTACCAGCAGCAAATGTGTATTGTCTATTGTCATCCATTATAACTTTAGTAACGTCTGCTTGACTATCATATTCCATTGCTTTAACTGTACCGTAATGAGTAGTTGCTTTCTTAGTAGGGTCAGCGAAGTTGTAGTGGATTGGTATCTTACCACTCAACCTATCTTCCATTGCCTTGCTAGCTGAGTTCTCTCTCATACTTACATACCTATTTTCAGCACTTAATGCTCTCTCATACTCAGCTACCTTTAACTCTAGCGCATCACCTTTGTAGCCCTTCTCTTCAAGTACTTCACGTATAGTATCAATTCCACAACCCATTATTTACTTCCTTTACATCTACTATTTATTTCACTAATTATATCTTCATCTATGTTACTATTAGCTTCCCCAGTGGTGAATTTAGCGTCTACAATATCTGAATAAGCTATAGTCGCTTTGCTATACTTCTCTCTCCTACTACTTGCAACAATATCCTTAACTTTGCTTAACCCAGCTTCGTATATAACTTTTACAGCAGACTCAACCCTAGCTTTTACCCCTGTACCGGAAGCAGGTATATCAATTACTAGTCCTGTACTATACTCATACACACTATTTTTGCCTTTAGGTAGAAATAACTCCATACCATTATTCATTTGGTATATCACACCTGTAAACTTATTACCATTAATATCCTTAAATTCGATAGTCTTACCAGCTTGTGGTCCACCTTTCTTAAGTTTATCAGTTATTGAGCCTAATTCTTCTTCTAATGTATATGCTTTTGTACCTTTAACTAAGACTTGCTCACTCGGTAATTTCGTAGTACCTTCTTTAACGGTATTATTAGACTTAGCTATAGGGGTACTTTTACTAATACGCTTCAGGCTACTAGCTAGTCCCAGGAACTTATTAATACCATCTCTCATTTCTGGAAAGGCATTGTAAGCAGGGCTATTAACTAATGCCTGTAGTCTATCATATGACGCTTTACCTATCTCACATTTACTCATTTAACATCCTTCTTCAGCAGCTGCTAGCACATCTTGCATATATGATACCACTTTATTTGGTATAGCTTTACCTTTATACTTGGCATTCATTATGGAATTTAATTCAGTTATTATACCTTCTTTAATATTAGAACTTGATTGCACAGTAATGTTGAAGTAACTATCTGTAGCTTTCCCTCTATTATTGCTTGGTACCTTAGCCACATACTCTGCCTCGCCAGCCATCCCATCATATCCACTACCTTCTAACGCACTATGCTCTACAGCACCTATACCATTAAATACACCTTCTCTACCTTTTTCACTAGTCTTCTGTAACTCAACTATGTTTCTATACACACTTCTAACTGTATCTACCGGCTTAGTACCCTCATCGTTCATATAGTCTACCATACCAAGTATTATCTGCTTCAGTACCTCGTTAGACTTATCTACCTTACCTGTACTTGGCTGTAGTCTACCTAGTAACTCAACTATATCGTTATTAACTATCTCATTAGTTGCTTCATCAACAATATACTTAATTATATCGCCATTACTAATACCTTCAGCTCTAGCTTCATCACTGTACTCTGAAGGCATTCTATTATTAACGTAATCCACTATAAAGTCTTTTAGATACTTTTTGTCTAACTCAATTAACTCACTACTTGTAGCTTCTTGTAGAGTATTGTTAACACTTTCTACTACACTAGTTGTCAAGCTATATTTCTTAGTAAGTTCCCATATTGCTTTATTATATTCCTTAGTACCCTCTATAGCATTAGCTACATCGAACAAGTTAGCATCATGTACGCCTAGTGCTTTGAATTTACTAAGCACTTGAGCTTGTGTCATTCCATCTAGGAAGTGAATAGGTATTACAGCACCTGAGCTGTACGATTCCACTAGTCCATACAGCTTTGATTGTCCATATGTACGTTTATCTCCATCAAGTACTATTACACTATTACTATTAATTGTGCTATCAATTTCACTCGTATACTCTGTAGATTTATTTTTACTAAGCAAGGCATATGATTTCTCATCATTCTCGTCAGCTAATGCTAATTCCAATATTGGTAGCTCTTTCCTCATATCAAATATTACTTTCTCTACCTCAGCTGCTGGTAACGGAGTATATCTACCACTATTACCTTTACCATTCTCATTATTCCATTCTGTAGTACGCTCATCTAGTCGCTTATCTAACTTAGGTTTAACTAATCTGAACATCATTGAGAACGAACTATTTAATGTGGTAGCTGCTTCCATATACTCCCCATATGCTTCTTGGAATGTGTCTCTTATTGGTTTGTTAACTGTAGCTTTGATAAGTTTACCTATACCAACTTCAACTTCCTTTTGTACCTTAAAGTTTAGTATATTAGCTACCTCCCCTTCTAAGTCACTATCCATTACACTGTTTAACTCATCTACTAGTTTCTGTGCTTTAGCAACTCTATTCTCTTTCTTAATCTTGTTATAGTTAGTATACGGAGCAGCAGCAAGTATAGCATTTGTCACTATAGCTAGTTTCTTCCATCTAACTTCTGTGGTACTGTCTACATCACCAGCGTCTGTTAATCTACTATAGATATTACCTACTCCACCATTAACCATACCTGTAATGATGCTAGTAAGCCCTGATCCATAGTTGAACACCATGAATGGATTCTTCATCATGTTTCTAATTATAGTTATCACACCATCCTTTAATGCCTTCTCCTCAAGCAACTCAATAGCAGCTTTTGACTCTACTAACTTTTTAGTCTTCTCTTCACCAATCAACTCATTACCATCTTCATCTACTGGCTTACTAATCTTCTTCGATGCTATATCTGCAGGATACTCGTATGCATCTAGCACATTAGTATTCTCCTTCATATTCTCAAATGACTTAAGCTTCTTCCAGTCATCTTTAGTAAATACTCCGCCTTTCTTTAGTTGGTCAAATATCTTACTCATGTCTATACCACCATCTTTGGTCTTGAATATAGGCATCATCATCATCTTGAGTATATACCCACTAGTAATTGCATCTGTCTCTAATCTTATTCCAGTTTTATATACGGTACCTTTCTGCAATGCTGTATGTCTATCTAATAGTTCAGTATATGATCTAAGTGCATGGGGCATATTAGTATCATTAGTTATATTCTTACTAATCCATAGGAAACCTTTCATAAACTCTGCATCATCAGTATACATAGTATCTAAAGCTTTCTTCCTATCTTTTTTAGGGGCATATCCTAATCCTTTTACTATGCTGTCAATTACTTCGTCTAGCTCCACAAGTGATGTAGTAGAAGTTTGCTTGTCTACATCTATGTCTAGTCCCTGGGCTATAGCTAACTGAGCTATTATATCTTCTTCACTACCTTTAGTAACTTCTACTATCTGACTGTCTACAGCATTCCTATGGAGTTTTACATCTTGTATATTGAATGTATTTGACTTTATACCAAATCTACCGTTAGTAACTATATACCATTTAAACCACATTGGTAATGGCTCATTATCATTTACTATACCTTCATCCACTACTTCTGCTAAGTGGGTGAAGTCTCTTTCTATCTCATTGTTTCTACCTATAGTGGATGATCTTTCACTTACATGCACTCTCTCTGGGTCTTTCCAGCCAAATGCTTTTAACACCCTACCACTATCTCTATCCATCATATCTTCTAGTCGTCTAACATATGATAAATTAAGTGTACTAGCTGTATCCTCTTGCTTCTCTATTGCTAATTTATTCTGTAATGGAGCCTCTCCAACTAACTTACTTACACCTTGGTTTTTCATCCCAGCAAATGTGGTCTTATTTTCACCTTTAGTGAAGTATGGTCCAGTCTTACCTGCTTCTTCGCCTACCATAGCAACTAATGATTCTATAGCCTTACCAGTCGCTTTTTTCTCTCCTATTATCATATGTCCTGTAATTGGTACACCTAGTCCTCGTATATTACTAGGCAATACCTCAGCCTCTGGTAACTTAGGTAATGTATGGTCCTTATCATACCATGCTTTATTCTTACTAGTTATTGTGTATGTTGGTATATCATTATCTGTGGTAGCTTTAGCTCCGAATATAACCTCTGAGGGTGTCTTGAACCCATCAACGAACCCATCCATCTCTTTAGTTCGTGATTTATTATTCATCACAACTAACCCACTATCTTCTAATGCCATCATACCAAGTATACCAAGCTCTATCTTCATCTTAGCTTCTATTCTTTCTGTAGGTTTACCAACTTCATGAGGTTGTTTAGTAAGTCCAAGCATATTGTATATCTCACTACCCATAGCATCTATACCTTGATTCAGCATACCATCGAACTTACTAGCTATCTCTCTATCCTCCTCACTAATTATATGCTTCTTATCTCGACCAAGTAATGAGCGTATATCATCATCACTTCTCATTTCTTTACGGCTATCTGCTGCATCTACTGTTAACCACTTACTAGCAACAGTTGCTATTGCTTTCATAACTGCAGGATCAGTAGCCCATACGAATTCATTTACTGGTTTACCCTCGTTACGTTCTACTGGTACTTGCCACTTAAGTAGTCTACTCACACTCTGGAAACCAGGATATCTAGTGTCTGGGTTCTCACTAATATCATATAAGTTAGTAACTTTCTTAGCGTCATGTAGGAATATCTTCTCCACGCTATTATGTACTCTACCTATTACCTTAGTTGCTAACTTTACCTGTACTTTTAACACACCTTCATCATCTTCATTTTTAGCTATTAGCTTCTCTGTAACTTCTTTAGGTGTAGCTTCAAGTAAGTCCTCATAGCTAAGTCCCACATATTCTATATGCCCTTTTGGTACAGATGGTTTGAAGTATGTGCCTAGTGATATACTTAATAACTTATCTGACTCTGCTTGTTGTTCTTTACTTAGTACTTTAGTTGCATACCCTTCACTTGCTTTAGCCTGTGTTTTGTTTTTAGTAGGGTACTTACTAGTGCTGGCTATTAAGTGTTTACCAACTGTACCATTAAGCTTAATGGACGTCTTGAGCTCATCTAGTGTGACCTTATAATCTTGTAGATTATCCTTAGCTGTAACTATACCTTTATATAACATATTAAGTTCTTTAGTGTCATTACTATTCTCAGCCCTACTAATCTTATTACTAGCCTCATCAATGATACCTTGTACTTTACGTCGTAAATTACTAGTTGGTTTTAGTAACACATTTAACTCTTTTATCTTCTCGTCTAGTGGGGCTATCTTACGGTCAACTTGTATCTTTAAGTTGCGTACTCTGGCTTCAATACTAATACCACCATTTACTACACCATAGCTCTTTAGCTCTTTGTACATAGCATCTATACTGTCTTCCATATCCGCTATCTCGGCTTCTAGCCTAGATAGTTCTTGTATTTCCTCTTCCGTAGCTAAGTTATCTATTACTTCTTTTTCAGTTTGCTTAGTGCTTTTTCCACTATCAGCTTCTTCTGCTTTAGTAACTTCAACTTTCTCTGTAGTAGTACCTTTTGCTTCTTTATATCCTTTTCCGTTACTATTTTCTTTACTGTACTTTTCATATGCTATCCTTTCTTTTTCGTTATTATCTATCTCTGCTCTTAACTCATTTAGCCTAGCTATATCTTTACCTGTCGGCTCATAACTACTATCCTTATAATAGTTACTAGTAACATTACTATACAGCTCACTATCTTTGTCACTCATTTTTGACTGCTCTTCTGGAGTGAATACTGGTAATTCTATCTTCTTACCAACTTTAACTTCCTTCGTAGGTGGTGTGGGCTCTACAGTTGGCTCAACTACGTTAGACTCTGGGCTACCCTTATATATGAACTTATCAACTATCTCTGTGAGCAAGTCGTTCTCTCGTTTGATATCATTATATAGTGGATATGTATTACTAGTAAATGCACGTTCTTTATCCCCCTCTCTAGCCCCAGCAACTGGTATACTTATCTTAGATATATCTTCCTGACTGTCACCTCTAGCTTTTGCTTCAGCTACAGCTATCTCATACTTTTTCCTACCGTTATCAAATGCGTCAAACTTATCATCTTGGGACTTCAGGAACCCAGCCATGTTGTCCTTCATTAACTCTTTAAACTCACTACTTGAGTTAGGGTCATTTAGTATACTTACATAGTCTAGTATACCTGGTAACCTCTCACCATTATATGTACCACCAAATAACTTCAGTCTTAGTGAGTCTTTTGATGTAGCCTTACCTTTACTAGCTGCAACTTTACCTAAATTATTGTCTTGTACAAATTCACTGACTAGTTTTTCTGCTTTCAATTGCTCTAACTTGGCTGTGTCCTCTTTTGTAGCTTCTGACTTAGCTTCTATCTCTGCTATGTCTTTAGCTACCTCATCTGGAGCTCTGTTACCAAGTGGAGCAGTACCGTTGAGTACACCTACCATCTTTTTACCTAGTACAATTGCATCTATTACGTCTTTCTTATGTTTAGTGGCTGCCTCATCTAGGTTACTAGTCTCTAACGAAGCTAAGTGGTCTTCTAAGTCAGTAACTACTGACACTAATCCTTTCTCACCACTTCTACCGTTTAGCAGTTCTTCCTTATTTAACTCTTCGTGAGTACCGTCTAGTACTTTACCATACAAGTCATCCTCACTGATAATCTTAATTGCTTTAACTTTATTAGCTGCTTTATTATAGTCCTTGATTTTATCAATACCTACTTCAGAACCATTAGTTGATTTTGCGTCTTTAACATCTTTAGCAACACCTATAGCATTCTTTCCAGCATCTAGTACAACACTCCCACCTTTCAGCCCAACACCTGCAAATGAGCCTATTGCTGTTGAACCTATTATTGACTTGACTGCCTCATTATCATAATACTCTGCAAACTCTTTATCCTTGAAGCCATCAGTACCATACTTCTCGGCATATATCTGTATAGCTTGTTGTAGGCCCTCTGTGGAACCCTCAACTACTGCAGACTCAGTCATCTTACCACTAGCACTAGCTACAAATGCTAATGTACTTTTCAGTAGTTCTTTAGCCGCAAGTTTATCAGTACTAGCTGCTATATCTTTAGCAAACATCTTAGTAACACCTTCTACTAGTTGCCCAGCTTTAGGAGATATAGCAAACTTATCTGTCATCAAGTCTATACTGTTTATCCCATATGATGTAATTGCTGTAGTAAATACTTCAAACGGATTACTATAGTTATCTGTACCATCATTAACATTATTCTCATGTCGAGCTTCAAGTATATCGTTAGTAGTTATTGTTGCAAATGGCATACCTGCTGCTGTAACCCCAACTTTATCCCCTGCAAATCTCTTCTCTATATTAGCTATTGTGCTATCTAACTTAGCTTGTAATTTAGGACTATTCTCAGCTAGCTTTGTAGCCTTAGCTACTCTTTCTGCTTTTGTAGACTTATCTGCTATACCCAATATATCAGCTACTTTGGCTAACTTACCAGTCTCTGCTGCAGTGATTAGTGTATTAGTTCCACCCAGTGCCATCTGTTTCATGAATCCATACACACCACCTATTAGTTGTGGTAGTATCCCTACATTATCTTCCATTACTTGAAACATACGTTTTGTTTTCTCAATCTTACTTAATTTATCATCTTCATATATCTTGTATATTCTTTCAGTAATTTGCTTCTGCCCTGATGTAAGCTTCTTGCTATTAATCCCTACTAGCTTATCGAAGTATTCTTTACCATTATCAAACAGCACAGCCTTAACTGTACCGTCTTTAGCTTTCTTCATACCATAGTTAACTAATTCTACATTACTCATCTTATCTAAGCCTACTGGGTCACCTACCATATGGTTAAGTCCTATTAATACTTCCATACCAACATCAGCTAATTCTGGAAATGTACTAACTATTGTTGTACCAATATTAAGTACACCATCTTTTATGTCATTTACATCTATACTACTATTATCAACGAAGTTTGGATTATCATACTTGAACTTTGCATAGCTTGTGTCATGTATTAAGTCCATGACTCTTGGGTCTACGTTATTACTACCGTAATTCCCTAGTCCTTTAGCCTTAGCATTTGCCTGTAACTTTAGTTGCTTCTCGTATGTGGCCCTATCAGTTGAGCCAGCATCCATATATCCAGCAGCTATTTGCCTATCAGTATATGGTGTGTTCGATAACTCTCTACCAAATACATCAAGCTCCCCTGTTAAGTAGTTACGACTATTCTCTAATTTACTTACTGGGTGGGACTGACTATCAATCCTAGCAGCTTCTGTAGCCTTATCACCAGCATTGTATATATCATATGATTGTATATTATAGTCTTTCCCAGTAATATGTTGTTGACGTAAGTTAGCTATAGCATCACTTAGGTTATTACTACTATTGTAAATATCATTTGGATTGTTTTGCTTGTCTATTTGGAACTGCTTACTGGCTCTATACTCTTGGTCTATCTTGTAAGCTTCTGCTTGATTATCTACTAGTTGTACAGCTTCTTCTAATGTGAGTCCATTAGCCTCTGCTACTTGTTTATATACCTTACTTCTTTCATTCTTACTATCACCTGTGGGTACTATATCATGGAACACCTCTGGAGAGTCTCCACCTTTTAATCTTATCCCCTGAGAGATTACCACACCATCAGTATTGTATAAGGGGTCGGAGGAATCTGCATCATTGTACACATCTTGGTACTTTGATTTCAATCCTAACCTACTAGCTTTACGCTCAGCAGCTGCTCGTATTTTATCTTTTTTAACTCTAGCGATTGACTCTGATTGTATAGTACTTTGGTCTAGTGAGTCATATAGTCCTGCTTCACTATTTGCTATTTCTTGTCTTAGGGACATAGGTATCTCCACGTAGTAATATTTAATTACTAATTATATCGAAAATACCTTTAACCTGATTACTTTAACCTCATGCCATCTTTTATTATTTTATCAGTATAGTACGTAGAGGCTTCTTTACCTCCCTCATGGCGTATCATTACTTTAATTAACTTAACCATATCTACATTTTTAGGTAACTTACCATCTATATTAGCAATACCTTGACTTTTAGCTACAGACTTAGCGTAGTTGAGCAGGTTAGCTGGTAGCTTACCAGTACGTTTATACTCTGTTCGCTCTTTAGACTCTGCAGCGTATCTCAATATAAGTTCTTTAGGTGTTGATACTTTTGTTAAGTTAGCCTCTAGTACTTTATTTAGTGCAAGTATACCTAACTCGGGGCTACTAAACTCAACAAATTTATTACTATTTTTATTAATCTGCCCATTCCATACAGTACCAACTACAGTTTTAATGTTACCAGCATTATTACTTTGTATTGATTTAATCTTACTCTTAGGGAGTATGGGTTTAGTATCTAACAATGCTATGTACCTATTTATAGCTAGCTTCTTTGCCTCTTTGCTGCCATTGAATTGTAGTACCTTTGTTAGCTCATCTTTCTGGTCTTTGGTAGTAGAACTATCATTCATTAGCATACGAAGTACACTAGCAGGTGCTTGTGATGCTGCAATATGTAGTAAACTAGCATGTGTAAACGTAACCCCAGTAGCAGTATTTGAGATAACTGGTTTAGATAATCCATTACGAGGATTTTTAAGGTTATTATCCCTAAGCACTCTTAACTTATCAGCAGCTGTAGACCCTGACCTATTATTGCTATCTGGAGCATCTCCAGCTGAGTGATTATGCACGTCTATAGCACTATTTATGCCAGTCACATATATATTCTTTTTAATTTGGTTAGCCGTGGCTATCTTGTTCTGATTTGCTATTTTACCTAGTCTATTTTTTACTGCTGAGATTGCCTCTTCCTTATCTGTAGCTCCTAATGTTTTAACTATAGCCTTAACTTCTTTTTGTGTGCCATTTTCTAGTTGATTTAATGTTGCCTCATCTACACGAAACTTATCAGTCACATTAATATTAGTGTATACTGTTTTAGTAGAAGCAGGGTTATCTTTTATATTAGATATTCTCCTACTAATTTGAGCTTTCTGCTCTTCTAGGCTTACTTTTAAGTCTTGTCCTACTCCAGCTGCAATCCTTTCATCTATTGTAGCTATCTCAGTATTTAACCCATTGATTATCTTATTTTGTGATCGAGACATAACACCAACTTCTTCTACCGATCTACTTCCTACTGTCCTAACTCTACCCCCTATATTTTTAGCAGTAGTATTTATACTTTGACCAGTACTAGTGAATCTAGGTGTTACATTAGTGGCTAGTAGTTTATCACCTAAGTTTTTAGCTCCTACTTTCTCTAGTCCATAACCAATAGTTTTTGCCACTCCTTGTACTACCTTACCTACTGGGGCAGCACTTACTACTGTAGTAGCTAATGCATGATGAAAATTTGAATTCTGCTCACTATCTCTAAACTTACTATCTTTATTGTACTTAGATTGATATATCAACTCACCTATCATAGCTCTCTCATCGTACTTAGCCGTTCTATATAATACATTTAATGTATCAGTCCTATTAGCTGTACCTAGCTTCTTACCTATCTTAGTTATTAAGTTCTCTACCTTAACTAAGTGTGTTTGGTCTAGGTCTTGTCTATGAGCTCCATCATTTGTGCCTAGTGCTGCATCTAACACATTACCAGTGAAACCACCAAAGTTTGATTTTTTAGCTGCATTATACTCTTTTTCTAACTGCTTAAATGTTAAATTGTGACTAGCCGTATACCCTTTAGTAGCCGTAGCCGGGAATTTCTTTTGTTTACTATACAGTAATTTATCTGCCTCAGTTAATATACTTGGGTTTACAGCGTCAACAACAATACCATCTCTAGTCTCAATTGGTCTTACGGAGTTGCTATTTAAGAACGCTATTTTTTCAGCTTTACTTTTACCTTGTTCTGCTTTTTTATTTTTAGTATATATAGCTTTACGTATTTTGAGTATCTCTTGTCCAAACCCTTTCTTATCATCATTACTAAACTTACCTGTTTGGTCTGATAGGTTATCCTGGTAGAACTTTAACTGATCTTGCAGGTTAGCCACAGTTGGGGCTATTGTTGGGTAAGTGACTGTCTGAGGTGTTACAGATGTAACTACACCATCCTTAGGAGGCACCTTAGCATCAGTTGATCCATTAACTACTATAGCTTCCCCATTACCACTAGTAGGACTACTTACTGGCGTATACCCATTTAACTTCTCTTGTAGCTTCTTACTAAAGTCAGTTGTTCTATCCTCATTTACTTGCGTGTTATCTCTCTGTAGTCTAGCTATATTAGCTTGAGCTGTACTTAAGTCAACTGAATCGGCATTCGATATTACACCAGAAACTGCTGCAGGTAGTTGGGGTATAGTATCAGTATTTTTTAGGTACTGAGTAATGCTTGCGTCCCTTACATCTAGTTTCTGTTTATCGTTAAAATAATTAGCATCATTTGGTCCAACATAGCTATGCTTACCTTTTCGTAGTCCACTCTGTACGTATCCTGCTATTACATTTGGAGAGTACCCTTGAGCTTTCAATTTCTCAACATAGTTACGTACTTTCTCTTGTACCTCAGGTGAGTAGCTAATAGCCCCTTTAGTTGTTTTAGTAGCTAGTAACTTGTTAATTAGTGAACTTACTTTCTCATTACGCTCTAACTTCTTGTTGTATACATTAGTATCATTTTTGAACTTACTCATAGCTCCAGTAGCTACTGTGTTACCACTCTTAGTAGCTGCATCAGCTATCCTAGCAAGTACCTTAGTTAAGTCACTATTAGCTGTTTGCAATGACTTCTGTTTCTGTATTTGAGCTATTCTAGCAGCTCCTCTAGCAGCTCTTAACTCTGTAATAGCTTCTGGGCTATTTGGATTATCTCTTAGCACTCTTTCCCATTTACGGACATCTGATTCCCTTAAGTCAACACTATCTGTTGAGTTACCTATAAACTTACCTAGATTCTCCTGGTTATCTAACTTAACTTTACCAGAAACAAGGAGCTTTTGGAATACTGGATTATTATCTTGAAGTTGAAATATATGCTTAGCTTTAATTATACTATTATTATACTCCTTAGTACGTAACAACTCTTCTCCAGATAACCCATCAATACTTCTTGGCTTAGCGTCTTTAAGTGCTGCTATATTAGTAGCCCCAACCTCTGTATTTAGGTCTAATTGTTTATACTTACTACCTGTTAGGGTTATATTATCTATAAGTTTAGGGTCTAACTGAGTGAATGCCTCATTTATTGCCCCATCTCTAACTCCAGTATTTAAGCTATCAAGTGCAGCTTTTTTGTTAGCATCTGATGCTGTCCTAGCCTCTGTTCTATCTTGTTGCCCTTGTCTAAATGCCAATGTTTTCCTATATTGATTAGTCAGTCCATTAACTTGGTCAGTTGTCATATTACTACTATTACTTTGTAGGTACTTCTGTAAGTCTTCAGCTGTACCTGTGTTAGCAATATTTAACCCATTCTTATACGTACTATCTTGTAACTCTTTAGTATTGATTTTACCTACTTTCTCTACTGTGGTACCAGCAGCTGTGAATGCATCCCTTAGTGAGCTTATTGCTTGTGATTGTAGTTGTTGTCCAGCAGAGCTATTAAACGCTGCTCCTTGGATTCTTATGTATGGATTATATGATGGCATCTATTTGTCCTTAGTTATGTACTTCATAGTTACTAGAGATTAAGGTACTATAATCACCTTTACCTTTAAACTGCTTAGTAGCATTAGCTGCTGCATTTAATCCTGCTGTGTTGTAAGCTTTAGCTGCATCTGCAAATCCTGCTGTACCTTTTAACTGATTTACATCTGTTACTCCATACTGTGTATTTAGGGCATCTGTTGCTAGATTTCTATTGAACTGCTCTTGCCCACTAGCTACTCCAGCTAATCCAGCCAATCTATTCTGATTCTGGTTATACTGAGCTACATTTAATCTAGTGTCTGCATTATGCTTATTCTTCTCAGCTTCTATCTGTGCCTTAGCACTCTTAGCTGCCATATATGCACTAAATATACTACCAGCTGCTTGTAGCCCTCCACTGATTGCTGCTCCTGCCCCATCAGATAATCCTGTAGAACCACCACCAGATAATCCTGTAGAACCACCACCAGGTGCTTTTGGGAAACTACCCCCACCGATACTACTTGTTTTAATTACTGTTGGGTCAAATACAGTTTTTAACTGTACTGGATTAAACACTGAGTCTACCATAATATTCTCCTACTACAATTTTAATTGTCTAATTATACCATAACTTACTAAGTTAACTTATATCTACTTTTATACTACGAATATCCATACTATACTTACTTCTATAGTCATATGAATTTCTCATTGAGTCTTTCAGGTACATACCACTAGCTATATATCTATACTTATCTCTACTCATACTAATCGATGCCTCTGGTTCTGTACTTAGTATCCACGCTACCTCACTTGGGCTTAAGTCACTAGCTGCATCTTTAGCTGCTTTAATTTTAGCCTCTAGTAACTTACTCTTACTCTTTATCTGAGCCTCAGTATTAGCTAACTTAGCTAACGCACCACCTTCTATTTTATCCCCTATCATCTGCCCAGCCATTGCTATACCTTGAGCTATTACTGTGTCTATTAAGAATGCCTCTGCAGCAGTTATTGCCACTGCCGTGGATCCTTCTGCCAGTAATACCTCCATTGCCCCTATTGCTGGTGCTGTACCACTTCCCCATGTGAATATTGTTATCACTATTATTATTATTATTATTATAATCTTAAGTATACTGAAGAACTCTGGTGTCTGGTACCATTTCAGGTGGGTTACTGTTAAACTAAATACTACTAACCTAAATGACTCAACAAACAACTCTCCTCTCTCTGCTGGGCTCATACTTACCACAGCATCGAATACCAATGGTATGTATAGTGGTGTTGATGAGTCATTTAAGTTACTACTCAACACATTAGCAAACCCTCCGTGGTCTATAGCTGTCATACCGACTATACCACCTAATGTGTACTCTTCTCTAACTGTCTCAGTAACTTGCTTATACACAACTAAGTCATCTCCTACCACACTTGTGAAGCACTTACCTACATCAGTTGACTTACTTTCAGCTCTATATACTCTACTACCTGCTTGATAATTATATGCTATATTATACCTACCGTGACTAATCTTACCATAGTTACTTGTATTGGTTAAGTTACCAGCTGTACTTACTTGTTTAGTAGTTTCTGCCATATACTTAGCCATTAACCATATAGCCTTCATTACTGCCGGGCTTGTACTCTTAGCATCCATAGTAAACATTATTGTAGCATCTGTGATACTATCTAAGTCCGCTAAGGTTGGTCTACTACATACGCTAGCTGTAGCTGCATCCATACTCATACCTAGCTGTCGTAATATAATATTATACTCCTCAACTAGTTTACTTCTAGTGCCTAACTTATCATAGTTAGTTGTTGGCAACTTAGTCTCTTTATCATTTACTGTAGCATTGTAGTAATTAACATATGTACTATCACTGATACCATTAATGTTATTACCATTCTCTCTAATAGGTATCATAGGCATGAAGTTAATCGCAGTAGTAACATTAGTCCCATCAGGCACTATTGATTGTCCTATGTTTGAGGATGTAGGCTCAGCAAAGTAGTAAGTGTTCCCATTATATGTATAGTGTACCACATACTGTAACAGTGGGTTCTCTAAGCTAACATTAGGTACAGCTACAGCTACTCCACTGCTATTATTAGCTACTATCATGTAGTACCCATTAATAGCATCTAATGTATTACTAATATATGTTAGTACTTGTCCATTATATGTAAATGTATCGCCTACCATACCATGTAACTTATACATCATACTTCGGATATATTCATTATTATTAGGTACACTAACTACTGCCGACGTTACTACTGCAGTTGGTTTACTTAACACTATACGTAGATTCTTTTGTATCTTTACTAAGTCCAGCACATTAGCGTATATATCACTAGTTGGCATAGTAACTTCTTTAAATGCCCCCATTAGGTAGAACGGTGAGTTAAACTTAGCTCTCTGAGCTTTACCATTATACTTAATACTATCTGTAACAGCATTTGGGTTGTTATCTACTGTATACTTAACTAATGCTTTAAGTAAGGAGTTATCCTTATCCTTAGCCAGTTGGATATATTCTGCATTGACTGTGACAACATCTTTATCCTTCACACCTAGTAGCCCAAATAGGAATGCAGCTACAGGTTCTACCACTTTATCTACTACCCAATGAGCTACACTAACTACAGCACTCCATACACTTCCTAATCCTATAGCGTCCATTACTGGGGATACTATCTTATTTACGAAGTTTACTACTGCACTCATACTACTTCCCCAATCTTGATACCGAGGAGTTTTAAGTATCTTAGCCTGCTTTTATCTAACTTAACTGTTAGGTAGTTATTAATTGTTTGATGGTACCTGATTAATGATAGTTTAGTAGCCACACTACTCCACATACTTATATCTCTTGTGTGTGGGTATATTCTAATAGTATTTGGTTTAATTGCTAACAACCAGGACAGAAGTACAATACTATTGATTCTATTTTTCCTATCTATTAGCCATAGTACCCTAGCCTCTATGTATCCATTACCCTCATAATTAAGAACATATGTAAATCCAGTTCTTGCACCATCTGTCACTAAACTGTACTGTGTAGCCTCTCGCATATCCGCTAGATACTTACTATTACTACCATTAGTTTCCTTATCTGAAAATGACTCCATAATAGTAGTGTAGTCCTCTACAACGCTACATGGGTAGTCCTTAACTATCTCATATAGCTTACCTTTATAGCTTATTGAGTACACAACTACCATAAAAGTTCCCTATCCCACTAGCTGCACATAATATTTTACCTTTAATAAACTCATCATCTGCTACCACACATAGCTCTAATATCCCACTAACTCCCTGAGCGTGGCCTATCTTATCTTTTAGTAATATAGTTGGCATACCGTCAGTCATGTTAGCTTCAGCCTCCATATTCTGACTAGTACCTGTACCGTGGGGATTAACATAATCACACCCTTTTGTATCTACCATATCATAGCCATTACTACTACTATAGAATGGACTACCACTATAGCTAAATGCCCATTTAGTATCAGTAACTTCTAAGTTTGATTTGTTATTACTTAGCTTCATAACTACAACACCATCACTTGGGGTTACGTTTATTCCATGTTCCTCAAATATTCTAATCGTATTGAATGCTGTACGCTCTTCAGCTATTATTATTACCTCATCTACTGTACAGTCGGTAAGTAGTTTCTCTGCTTCATACATACTATGAATACTACTAGCACAAGCATTTCCGTTTATATTAGCATATACTATGTCTTCTTTAAATGTCATCATACTTATCCACTTATGCATCATGTAACTACTAGTCTCTTTAACTAATGCTGTACTCATGTTAATGGGTATCTTATTATACCTTTCAATAAGGTTGCTACTGGCTTGTCTAGCCTCACTATTACTAACTAACGCCCCACCAGCATACAATACAGCTACTCTACCAGTAGTCTTCATATTACTAATGTACTTCCTAAGTAATTTAGTATACTGGGTAGTCATATACTTATCTCTGACTATACCTTCTATACTTTTATACCCATCATTAACATAGTCTGCAGTTATATACTTATATGAATCTATATACATAGCTCAACCTTATCAACTATATCTTTTAATGTGATTGTTGCCCACTCTATACTATCAAAGGGGTCACCCTCAATTCCATTGAAGTACCCAAATCTAGCGTCTAAGTCTAAGAATAATACAGTATGGCCGAAGCTATCTAGTTCTGCTGTAGACAACAAACTATTTTCATCCGTAATAATTAAGCCATTCTCATCTGATATAGCCTCATTAATTATATCTTTTATCTGATCCCTAGTCATGATATATCCTTTAGTAAATATACTGGATTATATCACATACTAGCTATAATACTACTTTACCCATATCTAAGTACATATTATTAAGGACATTCTCTATTGACTGTCCGCCAGCACCTGAGTAGTTCTTAGCTGCAAGGTTAGCTGGTAAGTTATCTTTAGTTGGTAATGACGCAAAGGATATTCCCCAGCTATCTAGGAATGATTTCTCTAATGCATGCTTCCTATCTGCCTTAAATCCAATAGTCTGCTCACTAACCAACCCTATTTTAGCTTCCATCTCTCTCTTCTTTAACTCAGTTATACTGCTTGATGGGTCAGTATCTGTTCCTAACTTACTAGCAAATACTTTACCTAAGTCCTCTTTAACATCATATGTGAATGTCTTAGCTGTATCAGTAGTATTACTCCCATCAATATTTAAGTTTACTCCATCCCCTAGTAATGTATTTACTGTAACTAGTACATTATTTGGGTTAGTAGACTTAGCATCTAATGCTGTGTACTCAAATATTGATAACCCAGCATTAGTAAATTTAACTAATGTAGGGGTTGTATTCCAGTCATTTAGTAATTGACCCCACTCAGTCTCTGTTCGTGGAGCCGTCCCAGCGGCATTCTTTGATAGCAAATCAAACGCAGCTGATAATCCAGTATCTTTATACACTTGCCCAGTCAACTTACTATACACTATATACTTACCTAGGTTATCTTTAAGTAAATACACATCACCTTTTAAGTAGCTATTTCCTAGCCATGCTATAGGTGTATGGACATATGTATTAGTTATTTCACTATAGTATGTGAAGTACTGCTTTATATACTCTACACTATAGCTGTTCAATTCTGTAGTAATTACTTCTTTACCATATCCATCTATGTATACCTGAAACTGTAATGGACCAACTGTCTGTGTACCTGGTGATTTCCACCACCCAGCTCCATCAGCTATAGGTGTTACTTCTATCCTATTGTTATTATAATCATAGTAATACCAGTAGTAAGCATAAACATAAGTTACCCCACCATTCTCTTCTTTAACCATATTAGCTTCTTCAGTAGCTTTTAACTTCTGCTGTACGGCTATTAAGTTATTTGTAGCAGCTATATCTGCCTCACTCTGTATCACAGCTAACTTATTTAGCTTGTAGTCTGGATCCTCTGTTATAGCCTTATCTACTGCAGTTATGTCTCTCTGGTTAGTCTTAGTAGTCAACTCTACATCAAGTATATCTTTCTGTACACTAGCTCCACTAGCTTCAGCCTCTTTCTGTGCTTTACTACTAGCAAATGCAATACCTTCTTGTAGTGCATTACCTATTGCACTAGCATACACAGTACCTAGTATCTGATCAGTAATCTGACCACTATCTCTCACACGCTCTAAGTGTGTTAATGTTAGTTCTAGTAAATCCCCCACATAGCCACCATCCTGAAGGGATTTCGAACCGATAATATCTGACCATTGTATAGTTGCGACTGTTGCCATTACTGCTCCTTACACATTTTTATTTTGTAAAACCCATCACCTAGATGCGGGAATTTTGATATATTATTTCTTATATTAGTTGTATCATCTAGTTGAAATATCACATACTTACTAGTAGTATTGCAAACATACTTACGTATCTCTTTATACATACTACCCCATGCATTCCTGTTATTCTCTGGAATATATAGGTTAAACAACTCATTCATGCCACTATTCTCAGATATAAGGCACCCGCCAATAACTGACCCATTCTCTCTATTCAGTATACTATATGCAATTCCATTATTATACATGTACATGTAGTCTTTAAACAGTATACTACTGCCAACAGACACATTAACACCCATAATGAACGTATATAACTTTGCTAAGTCATCCTTATTTTGTATCTTTTTAATTATCATATTAAGTGTACCACCCCAATTTTCAGTACTTGCACAGTATCCGTATCAACTACTTTCTTATGGTATAGTGTTAACTTTATGTCTCCGGCTGATATAGGTAGAGCTATAGTCACAGTACCATCTACTGTTACTGTAGCATTAACTACTGTAGGTAATATATGACGATACAGTAACCCTGAGTCTGTTGTAGTCTCCACGTATACGTCATTTGTAGTATACGTAGTTGGGCCTACACCATTAGCCTTTATTGTATATACAACTGTTGCTAAGCCATTGTCAGTAATTGTTCCTGTAGAGTTTGATGTGTCTGCTCTATATGTAGCAAGTCCTTCAAGGCTAGTGATGTACTCTTGGACAGCTGTGTATGTATTATTATACTCTACTTGTGCAGCTTCTAATTTACTAATATACTCTTTTGCAGATATTAAGTCCAACTTATCCTGATATGCCTTAGCTTTTACAGCTGCAGCCACATCTGCAGTTCTCTTTGCCTTCTCAGCTGCTGCTGCATTATCTGCTTGTGATTGTACTACTGCATTTACTGTAACTGACGCACCCATACTAATTCCTTATGTAATTATATATCAGAACCACTATACTTAGTGGCTCCAATATATTATTGACCTGCTCTAGCTAACTCTCGTTTTCTTTGTGCATCAATCTCTTCATCAGTCATTCCACCTACTGGTGTTACAACAAATCTATTTCTATGGTGTCTACGAATACTTGCTGCAGTAGCACCTTCTTGTGTCCACTCCTGTAATTCCACACCTTTAATTACATTAATTATACCTCTTGATATATATTGTGGATCACCACTTAAGCTAACTAACATAGCATCTTCTACTACACCATTACTGAAACTAAATGGTAGACTAATCGGAGCATCTTCATCTAATGATTGGAATCTCTGTGTATCAATTACCAATACTCTTTCTCTACGTAGCACATCTGCTCTTAGCTGATCTTCCTTCTTGAACTTCTTAGGTGCTTTAGCTACCTCAGTAACTGGCTTCGGAGCTTCTGCTACACCTTCCATTGCCTTAGTATTATGGGACTCAATAGCTGCTACTAATTCGGCATTAGTCGGACCTTTATCTACATTCTTACCATTAGGTACTTCTATACCATGTTTCTCAAATACAGCTAGTAGTTGAGTTTTATTCATCTTAGTTAATTCCATTTTAATTCCTTTTATATAAGCTTAATTAATTCCCTTTTGCCTTAATTAAACTTGTAATCTTTAGGCTGTAAGCCAACTCAGTATTATACCATATATCTTTCACTATGGTATAATTATAGTTAATTATCTCTTTACTAGCCCTTAAGCATAGCTAAATCCATATCCTTTATACACTCCATCATCTCTCTTTAGTGCTCTCTTAGCCCCATTTCTCCAGCTATCTTCACTACCAATACCTGTCTCATTTGCTAATGACCTACCAGCTTCTCTAACTGTACTATATTGAGTAACTTTACAATTCTCTTTATTAGTAGCTACTATTGGTCTATGTGTGCCCTTAGCTGTGGGTTTCCAATCAGTAGGTAACTTATCATAGTCTGAACCATATTTGAATACTAACCCTTTATGGGATTTACGTGTGCCTATAGCTACATCGTGGATATGGTCTGTAGCTAACTTATACTCTGATAACTCCACTACTGCTGTACTAGTATCTTTGAATCTACCTACAAGCTCACCGTCTAGTTTTAGTACTACTATTTCTTCTTGTAGGTGGGTATATTTAACTGTAGCAGGTTTTACTACTTTAGGTGTACTTAATTTAGCAACTGTAGGTTGTTTAGCTCTTTGAGTTTTCACACTTATAGTATCGAATACTCCCAGGGGCAACTCACTACTACAGTGAGACCACTTATATCCTGCATGGTTGTTTGCATGCCCTAGGCATACAGCTGATATTCTATCTTCTCTAGCCTTTAACCCTAGTTTTACTAATGTATTCTGAGCATCTCTTACAGATTTATACCTAGCAACTACTTTACCAGTATCTCTATCTACCTGCTCTACAGCTTTCCAACCAGCCCTAGCTGAGTTCTCAGCTAATGTTATCCATCTTGCATTGAACATATTGTATCCTAGGCTACTGTCTGTTCTATCTATAGATGGTCTATCTCCTACATTATGTAGTCCTGCTTTTATTTCTTTGGCTAACAGTTCATACTCTCCAAGCATGTCTCTCGCAAAGCCTTCAAACGTATGCCAGCCAGCTTGTACCGTTATACCCTTAGCCCCATATTTTGGGTATGCTGTACTATTAGGATTATAACATCTCTGAATCATACCTCTCCATACTGCATAGAACTTAGTACCACTCATACCATGAGTCCTACAAGCCTCACTGGAGGCTACTCTATCATTACTGGCTATCCTATGACTATTACTACAAGCTGCACAACTCTTAGCTCTTATACCATGACTACGTATGTCTGTGAATACCTTATTACAAGTATTACACATAAACTCTGCTTTACGCTCTCTACGTACTACCCCTAGCTTTGTAGTAAATTCTACTACTCCTAGCTCTTTAATAATAGTTAAGTATTTACTTGGTTTCAATTTATTTTGTTTGGATATTTGGTGGACTGATTGTAAACAACTTGGTTGTCGGCACGATTTACGGGAGTTTCCTAGCTTGGTGGGTAATTCTTCTATATTACTACATATAGGACATCTATACATCCCATACATCATTCTAGTAGACTTATATTGTTTTATCTCTGTGTTGTGTAGCATTTCCATACGCTATCCTTTATTTTAAATAAAGGAGTATAGCGTATAGAAGCTTTATATTGTCTTAACCTTTCTGACTAGCGTATGGAAGCATATTCAGGGTTAGATATTGAACTAACAAGGTCCTGAAACCTCGCTAGTCAGGGGTTTACTTACGCACCGTACAGACGATAGAACGTATGCGTTCAGGACGAAAACATAAGTAACCGGTCCACCAGCTAATAGCGATACTTCCCATCTCACCGAATGGGTCATTATATGCATTAGGCTTAGGCATAGCAGTCTTAACCTTCATTGAAGAACCTTCATAACCTACAGTTGCGAATGAGTCACTACCAACAAATAGTAATGGGAACGCATCATAGTGAGCAGTACCAGCAATAGTTGTTTGGTAAGCTGAAAACTCATCAGCAAGTCCAGCACCAGTAGCTGCACCAACTGCAGCAGCTCCACCAGCATAACGTTGCATATTGAATACTTCAACGAAACGGAATCTACCGATTGATCCAACTTCATTTTTAACTGTATTCATCTTAGTTGCGTCTTTATACTTAGCTACTGGAGTAAACACGTTAACGCCTAGGTCTTGCATTCTACGTAATGTAGGTACAATCTCTTGTGGAATATACACATACCATGCTGAATCAATTGTCTTAGTGTCAACCTTAGTTGAACCAGTAATTACTTTAGTATCTAAAGGCACACGAGCTTTCTTAAGTGCTAATTCAAATGCTTCTAATGTCTTATATGTAAGTTCATCTTGTGAGTTAAGTGTTGCCTTAGTCACATTGCTTGAACCATATGGTGTCATAATATTTAACTCTGACTGAGCAATTAAGTCTGACTGAGCTTCTGCCTCACGTAAATCACGAGCTGCTTCTGCTAACTCACGGTTGTACTCCATCAATAGTCCTGGACGGCTATCTTTGTTAGCTGCATCTACAGTCCATTTACGGTGGATACCACGCTTACGAATCTTAGCATTAACATATTTAGATGTACTATTAACTGCGTTAACATTTCCACCCTCTTCCCCAAGTACAGGGATACCATTTAACAACGTATTGTAATCCGCAGTACCATAGTAAACATTACCTGTACCAGACTTAGTATTAAGTGCAACAGCACCTGTAACTGCGTCAGCTAAAGCTTGTGTAGCGTATCCAGCTGGATCACCAATCAATGTGTTATTAACATCATATGCATACCATACATTCTTTAGGAACGTAGCAGCATTAGCATTAATACCATTATCAATTCTATTCTCTGGGTGTAGGATTGGGAAGTCAACACGCTTCACCATCTTATCACCTTTATGTTTCCTAATGTTCAGAGTTGGTAGCTACACCATCTCCCGGGAATTACCCCAGCTATATGTTTCCGTATAGAGCAGACTATATCTTCACCCGTTCTGGGTGCTATGCACTTCCACCGCCAATAGCTTGCGGTGTACTCTACTAACTCTACTGAATCTATCAGTAGGTGTTCGATAGTCGTTGAACCTTACTTTCCATGACGTTCTGTATACCCATCTTCTCTCCCAAGTCTTTCGACCTCTTTGAGGATTTCAATAGCACCTTCTAAGGTTTTATGACTCTTCCATATACGTTTTCCGTTTATAGTTCGTCTCACAACAAATCTCCCTGTTGGTTTATGGAATGATATCCCAGTATACCCACTAGTGTTATTCTTGTGTTTACCTCTATTTCTACAATTCATACTTTGTGTAGTGACTTTCAAATTACTTCTTGAATTATCTAGCCTATCTCCGTTTAAATGGTCTATAACGCTACCTTCTGGGATAGTTATCCCTCTTAGTACAGTTACAATCCAGTGAGTCCCTATTGTTGTACCTACACCAGGTATCCATATACCATGGTAAGCTTTACCTCTATTTCCTTTGAAAATATAGGAAGTTACAACCTCATCCTTTTTAAACTTACCTTTGACTTTATCACCCCTAGTTCTTCTGATAGTTATATCATCTTCATCTAGGTAGAAACTATCTAGTATGTCTTGTCTATATTTTAGTGCAGCTAACATCTGTTACTCTCCTTTTGTTTTAGGTAGTATACAGTATATCAACTTAAACTTTTGTCATGTCAAATCTTGGCTGCTGATTGTCCAATCCTACACTTATTCATCACACTCTCAACACGAGGTGCTATATGTAGGCTCTAAGGAGTTTCCAGCAATTCACATAGTGAATTTAAACACTTATTAGCAATTCCTTGCTAACTACCCTCACATTTTAGGTTGTGTATAACGGTCACCCATTTGTGTAAACGTTGTATCTAAAGCAGCTTCTCTTACTGCAACTTTTTCAAGGAACTCATCTGGGATTAAGATAACCCCGTTACTGTCCTTTTTCCATTCTTGTGTATATGTACTAATTAAATCAGCCATCTGATCTTTCCTTTTTTATTATTACTCTACAGCCAATGTCTACCGGAAGGTATTCATCAGCTCACTAACGAAGGAGTCTAAGTCATCACCCTCTAGACTGTAGGGATCAGCTTTCTTAGCTGGTGCTACTTTAGTCTTCTTAGTAGATGATGCTGACGCTTTCTTCCGTCTAGCATTGGCCTGAGCATTCTTCTCTTCTAACTTCTTGGTATAAGTAGCTTCCTTTCGCTTCTCTTCTATCTTCTTCTTAGCTGCTTCTACTTTACTAGTATCAACTTCATCAGTGGGTTTAACCTCTGGTTCTGCCTTATACTTTCCAGCATTTCTTTGGTTAACAATATTTGAAGCCTCATTATACTTATCAATAGAAGACTTAGTGGCAAACGTTCCATTCACATCTAACGACTCCAAATTGGTAACTTCATTCATTACCTCATCGTATAACCCATTCTCAATCTGTTCAGCTAATGCTGTACCTATTGTAGCGGCTGATTCTGGTGACTCAAAGAACTTATTTAAGCTATCACTATCCCAATCATTTAGAACGACCTTGTTGAACTTTTCTTCAACCCCGTACTGCTTAGCAATTAATAATGTATCATTATACATTATCTCTTCATTACTAGTTACGCTATTCTTCGCCTCATAATTAGTCACATCCATGTCTATATCAATCGGGTCAATACCTTGCTGTCTCATTAACTCTTTGTGAGCTTCCACATCACCATCAGCAACTTGCATAAGCAAATTAAACTTATCTGGGTCAGTAATCAGTCCTCTCTCTCGTAATGGAGCCAACACAGGTTTAGCGTCTTTGATAGCCTTGAACTTCTCATTCAATCCACCACTCATCTGACGAGACTTAACCATATCTTCTATAGTTCCTAGCCCCTTCATTTTTGTACCATTAACAATGTACTCAATATCTTGAGTCTGTCTGTAGAATTCATCGGCTTCAGTTAATTCATCATTAACCTCATCACCTTCAATAACTTCGTCATCGTCTCCACTAGTAGAATCGTCATCCTCTAGTTCATCTTCCTCTACGTCATCATCCACGCCAGTATCATCATCTAGTTCCTCTTCATCATCTGACTCTAAGTCCCCTTCCTCTTCTTCTACTACGTCATCTTCTTCAGCTTGAGTATTTTCCCCTTCGTCTTCATCGGTATCTTCAGTATCAGTTTCTATATCCCCATCGTCTGGTTCAATTTCTGTGTCTGTACCTTCAGTTACGTCTTCCGTACTTTCTGTGTCCTCAAGACCTTTATCATCGTTATCATCACTTGCGTTATCGCTAGTAATTCCAATCTCATCACTATTTGATTCAATTGCACTTACTATTGAGGCTAAGTCCTCTCCATCCAAATCATCGTATTGTCCAGCCATAATACTAATCCTCGTCTTCTAATACTTGGATTCTGTATTCTTCTGAATCTATAACTCTTTGAGCGTTGTGCCCTTTCGACTCAATTGCTGAGAAAAACCCTTGCAATTTACTAATTGCAGTTATTTCATCTACATAATCTAATCGTTCCTCTCTAGTTAAGAAATTAGCTGCTGTAAGGTTTCCTAATATTCGTTGTGGTTCAGCTATTGTATACTTCTTCATTACAATGTTTTGAAATGCTTGGTTTGATTTCAATTCATTTAAGTCCTTAAGTAGTGACAATGCATTCTCAGCATCTTTTATAGCATCCTTAGATCGCTTTATCTCCATCTCTTTTTCAGTGAGCACTAGCTCAGCTTCTGTTGTATCCATTATATTCCCTTTTGCTATGGTGCCTTGCGACATTGCATGCATATAATTTGTATTCAGCTTTAGGCATCAGTGATTGGCCATTGTTGGTATTATACCTATCGTAGGCTTAACCTACGTTTAAGCCAGCTTGGTTAACTGGTGGTTTACCACCTTGCTGATTAGCTTGCCTAATATTGTCAGCAGCTACCAATACAGCATCTTTTATACCTGGATGGGTTTGTTCCATCTGATCTAGGTCCTCATCCAGTATCTGTTTGTTTACTAATAGCTCAGCCCCATGGTCTACATCTTCTTGAGTGAACTGACCTTGACCAGGTTGCTGTTGGTCATTACCTAATCCAGCTTGATTCCCTATATTTAGGTTCTTCACTAGTTCTTCAGCTACAGCATTTGCTCCAGTAGACACACCCTTATTATGTGCCTCATTTATTGCTGCGTGTACCTCATTAGCTTGTTGTTTACCTCTAACCTCATTATTTATTTTCTGAGTAGCAGCATCGAACCCTGCTTTATAAGCATCTGCCTTTAATTGATCTTCTCTACCTGTATGAGTTACTTCCCTCTGTATCATTATTGTTCTCCTGTTTGGTTTGTTTGTGGTTGACTCTTACTACTAGCTACATTTAACTTATCTAATGCTTTAGCTCGTATACCCTCTAACTTACTATCTTCTCTATACACTAAGTCCTCTATCTGAGCTTTTCTATCTGTTCCATCATGCTTATGTAGGAACTGTAGGTCTATAGCATCAGTCTCTGATTGTAACTTCTCAGCTCTAGCTTTCATTTCTTCTGCTCTTGCTGCTTTGAGGTATCTATCTACTTCGTTCTCTAGTGCTCTAGAGCCTCTCTCATTAATCTTACTATCTATATCTTCCATACTCTTAGCATTCTGTAGTACTTTAGACTTAAGTAATTCATTCTCTAATCTAGCATTTTCTAACTTCATAGCAACTAACTTCTCTTGCTGTGGATTAGGCTCTGGCTTGAACTCTTCTACTTGCTTAGCTGTATCTGGCATCTTCCATAGTCTCATAATCTTACCTAGTACCATAGCTGATAACTTAGGGTCCATATTAGCATTACTTGTCTGGAGCAACATAGTAAGTTGCTGTGCTTTCTCTGCGTCTGACTCTGGTGTGGATATATCTATAATTAAGTCAAACTCACCTTGTAGGTCTTCACGTCTAACTGTGATGAACTCATTACTAGTAATTCTAACTGTCTCTTCCTCACTAGCGTATGCTTGCATATTAATCACAGTAAGTCTAGCCATATGCTGAAACAACTCAGTACTAATTCTTCTAAGTATACTCAGCTCTCTCTTACTAGTTGCGTCCATTGCACTTCTAATGCCTGTAGCACTAGCACCAAGGGCATTACCTGATATACCTGTATTAAACGCCTTAGTCGCTGTTAAGCTCTCTGCGTCTTGCTGTTGCATTTGTATTACTTGGAATACTGAAGGGTCTATACTCTCTACATTCATCTGATAGATAGCGTTTCTAGGGTCTACACCTGGATTTGATCTCGCATCATTACCACGTTCAAACGCATCCCACTCTGCTGGTCCATTAAATAAGTCATCTCTGGTTATCTTCTGGCCTATAGCCTTAGTTGTAGTAATATCATGGTAAGCTCTGGTCATTCTACCTATAGACTCTTGATTTTCCTTAAGTAATGCAGCATCTGGTTCACCATGAAACTCTTTACGCTTAGGCATATATGTTGTACTACTGAATGGTATCTTTTGGTGTGCAAATGGATTACGCTCCATTCTAATCATCACCTTACCTACCCAGGTAGCAACTATAGCTGTAGTTTTACCTTTACCGTCTATATCCCAGTAACCCCAATACTCACTAACTTTAACTTTCTTTCTAGCCTTATCTGCAAACTCAAATGTACTAGCTATACTCTTAGCTTCACTACCTGTATTGTTATCTAAGTCTCGTCTATCAATTGTGAAGTCAATTAAGTCTAAGTTCTTGTAGAATCCTGTATTACTTTCCTTATCATACTCATCATTCTTCAATGTTGATAGGTCAGTCTCAAACTCATGTATAACGAATTGGGCTTTACTCAAGTTACCTTGACATGTTGGGTCAACAATTACATTCTCATTAACACATACCTCATACACTGGATGGTTAGCAACTAACTTCTGTTCTGTTACTACTTCTTCCTTGAATCCTATTGGCATAGGCTCCCCAGTCTCTATTAATGCTTGTCCTTCCTCAGGACTAACTTTACCGTTAGCAATCAACCCATGAATAACATTGTAGCTCTGCTCTGGTGTACCAAATATTGGTTTCTTTACCTTCTTCTTTACATCTTTCCATTCGGAGTTCCAGCCAGTCTTAACTATTACTGTGCCTTCATCCACTACAGTTCTAACTACCTCACCAACTAAGCTAACCTTGTCAACTTTAGTTGCCCAGTAGTAATTCAGCATCAACTGATTCTGCTGTGCACTAGCCTCATCCTCTGCTGTTCTAGGGCGTATCTTAAACATATCATCTGTACTCAGGAAGGGCTCTTCTAATGCAGGGTATTTCCACTCATTTTGTTTTCTAACTAATAATGGTCTAACATTACTTTTATTCTTTCTAGTAACTATTTTTTTACCACCACTTCTAGTAACTCTATATTCCTCTAAGTTACCTAGAAACACATTATGTGAGCTATCTGCCTCTTCCCTATCTTTTACTAAGTCTGTGTATTGTGGTTCTTTTTTCCACTTAGTTAAACGCTTATACTCTGTAGTATTACCCATTTATTTCACCCATCTACTAGATATAATTACTAGCCCTGTATTATGAATTTGCTCTTCTAAGTACCCATCAACTGTATTGCTAGTTGCGTATCTTTTCTTTCTAACTATATAGAATGGGTACTCTGTACCCGCTAGTCCTACCTCATCTTCATCCCACACTTGATTAACAGCAGGTACAGTTGAACCATCGCCACCAGCTAGTATATCTGCATCATATAATTTTTTATATACTTCTGGCGTAATGTAGTCACTATATGTTAGTTTAGGTGTCTCAGTAACACCATCTGCCCCATACCGTTGACGTGCATGTGGGTAGATATTTACTTTACCTTCTTTAGCATCAGTAATTATACAATCAATAATCATCTCTGTTTCCGCTACTGCATTAAATATTCTATCTGGTAATAACGTACCTACAGGTATCTTGTAGTGGACTTCAACATCCCAACCGGATAAGTCTACAGCTGATCCGTTTATCTTTAGTACAGTCTTAGTTGGCATAGTCTCACCAGCATGCCTTACGATATCATTTGTAGCCATCAATCATCCCTATAGTATTTATTACTGCTATTATATCTAATTTTTCTTTAATTTCTAAGTTTCGGTTATAAATGCTGAACTACTAGCTTCTGACATTATAGAATTAGTATTTTGAGACAACTTGTCTGATGACGCATTTATCACTTGTATATCACCAGACAACTCCTGTACTAGTAGATCTGCTGTAAGCCCACCAGCGACTATATATCTATCAACTAACTTCTCTGGGTTATTAATTACTGTGATTGGCCCAGTTAAGTTTATACTCTTGAGATGGTCCTTAGCTGTAGCTGATCCAACTAGTGAAGTAAGTCCAAGTAATATGTCCTTAGCAACCATTACAGTACCTTAGCCCATACAGCATCAGCTATTTCATTTTTTGTTGGCCCATTATTTGAGGTTCCGTTCACTGTAGTGGTTTTAAAATCATCTACACTACTAACAACTGTACCAGCGACACTTACTATATTTACATCTGAACTAACTGACCCACTCACAGCTATTGCTTGAGCAGCAACTGGGGTTTCCATATTAACTAGAACTTGCCAGTTGCCTAGTGTACTAGCTATAGGACTACCACCACCTTGTACAAGCAAATTCCCTGTTATAGTAGTAATACCGTCAGCCTCCATGGGTCTAACTCTCCACCCATTCTCTAATGTGAGATATAACGCAATTGGAGCTACTCCACCTACCTGACTAAATGCTGGCGGATATTTAGCGTTATCAGATAGTAATACCCAGTTTATCCAAGCTGTCCATATAGCAGATGCTGATGTGTTAAAGCTATCTAGCATTATTATTTTGTTGGTAGAGTCAAATGTTATAGCCATTTTGTTTCCTTATTTGATTATTATACCATAAACTTACTAGGACACTCCGAAGAGTGTCCTATAAGCTTAATTTGCCTATTCTTTGTTGTACTCTGTTAAGTTAAACGACCACTTTACAAATATGCCCTGTCTGCTTCTGCAACCAGACTTAGTGTAATAGCTTTACTTCTAGTAATAATACCGGTAGCAACTGCAAACTTAGAGCTATTTGGCCTAACCCCAACGAGTGTAACTGCTTTATCTATACCAGCACCTCCATCTGCTATATCATTTTCATAGGCGTACGTGAATGCTATTGGTGTTGATGTAATTGTACCAGTTATTGGATTACCAGAAGCATCATTAACAGTTACAGTTGAAGCTGTCCCATAGGCTGATGAGTACATTAATCTATATACAGAACCTGCCCCAACTAATACACTATTGAATGTTAATTCTCCTGAGGCAACGAATGGATTAAACCTAAATGTACCTGTAACATCTTTAAATTTTATTCTGTTATTATCAGCTGTTTGTATAGCATCTATATAGACACCTACTGTTGTTTCTAATGTATCTCCTACAAAGTCACACAATAGGTCGGCCGTTTGCCCAATTACTGTACCTGCACCACTATCTATGTCTGTTGGTTGCCTTAACAGATATTGCATCTTAGTATATATTTGCTCTAAGGTAGCTCCATTACCGTTTATAATAACATCATAGTTATAAGAAGTACCTCCAATAGTCCTAGCTTGATTTGTTGTGTAGTAAGTAACTGTTATACCACTATAGGGTGCAGTTGTCATAGCTGCGTCTAAATCACTTATCTTTAAGTCATTTGAGTTTGATAACAGCACATTTGCAATATTAGCTCCTATTTTAACAGATATATCATCTTTAAATAGTTTACCCTGCTCCCTTACAAACGCTTTAAAGTAAGTTCTAGTATCGAAGTTTCCATGTGTAGAATCACCAAACACTTGTATCATCTCATTAGCTTGGTCTGTAAATGTAAAGTTTACTGGACTTGCTGTTGGAGTTGTCTGATAGTATAACTGTGAACCAGAAGATACAACACCTAGCCCAACTATGCCTACATAAACTTCGACTAATGCACCTGTATTATCATAGACCTCTAAACCACCATCTCTAAGGAGTGTTATTGTAGTTGCATTTAAGAATTTCCAACCATTAGCATTACCTCCTGCATCAATACCAATCTGATATTGA